CCTGCTGGAACACCTGCTGGAGTCCCTGCTGGAGTCCCTGCTGGAGTCCCAGCTGTAGCCCCTACTGAAGTCCCTGCTGGAGTCCCTGCTGGAGCATCACCTGCTGGAGCATCACCTGCTGGTTCAACTGCAGGAGTATCACCTGCTGGTTCAACTGCAGGAGTATCACCTGCTGGTTCACCTGCTGGAGCATCACCTGCTGGAGCACCTGCTGGAGCATCACCTGCTGTAGCAGGAGATACTGCTCAAGACTCTACGTGTGTAAAACCAATATGGGTTTATAATTCAAACACTCCAGAATTTTCGTTATTTGCAGCGTCGTGTACATTACCACGTATGTTAAGCGGACCAGGATTATATATTGACATGACAAAAAGTACTAATGCTTCTAGTATAACAAATGACCTGCCTACGAATTCTTGCTGCGTGACAGCAAGTGCTACGCAAAAACCTACAACACCGTTTAATTTAGATACAATTGCTGTGACAAATTTTAATAAATTTACAATTACATGGGAGGGTGGTATTTTAGCTAGTGCCCTAGGCTTTGAAATTCAAACATTTTTAAGTAACGGCTTTACTATTAATACACAAGGGTCAACTACAGCAGCTAATACAAATATTGGTAATTATAACGTTTATAATACTGAAAATTTCTTTAACTTTAATCACATGTTAAATGCTTTTTCTTTCGGTTTTCCTACAGGTGACCTTAAATATTTTTCAAATTCTGGAGTTATGGACCCCAATGCACCACCTGTTACATGGACAGAAATATATATACATATGTTTGCTACAAATAATATTGGTACATCTTGGTCAGGAGGTACTGAACTTTCTCAAAGTATTTTAAATCCTACTAGAGTAGGCCCTCCTCCATCATACGCATGTAATGACCAGAATTTATGCAGATATTCAGGTGAAGATAATCATGGTATTACATCAGAATATCCTATGAGAGTTTTTGAAAAAAACGGTATCTTAAAAATAACTAATTCGCCATCAGGTATGAATACTGAATTAACGAATACGTTTAGAGCGTCACCAAACAAAACTGTGCGTGTAACTATGAGTTTAGCTAGAGGATTTGAAATTATTCCATAAATTCTGTATAATCTTAAAATGACCTAAAGTTCCCTATTATATATTAATAGTATATTAGGATGTTTTCGAGCCTTCTTGTAGTTTCCTTTTTCGCTTGTACTATGGCTGTACCCCTTTCTTATCCCACCTTCACAACATGGGCTAAGAAGTATAGTCGCGATTATTCACCTACTGAGCGCGACTATCGTGAGACTGTATATAATCGCAATCTAATGAAGATTGTTCGTCACAATAGCCACAACCACAGCTATTGGTTCACAACTAACAAGTTTGCTGACCTTACGCGTGAAGAGTTTGCCCGTCGTTATATTGGTGGTGGCTACAAGAATGCGACGAGTCGTGTGTACAACGTAGATTGGTCCCTTGTCTACAATAAGAAGGTCTCTGCTCTTCCTGTTTCCGTTGACTGGACAACAAAGGGTGCCGTCACACCGGTCAAGGACCAGGGCCAGTGCGGGTCTTGCTGGGCATTTTCTACAACGGGTTCAACTGAAAGTGCTTGGTTTCTAAAGAATGGTACACTGGTTTCCCTGTCTGAGCAACAGTTAGTTGACTGCAGTGCTTCTGAGGGCAACCAGGGTTGCAATGGTGGTCTTATGGACTACGGCTTTCAGTATATCATCGATAATAAGGGTGTAACAACTGAGAAGGCCTATCCCTATACGGCTAGTGATGGTACGTGCCACTCTGTCGGTCTTCCTGTTGCAGCTAAAATCAGTGGATTCAAGGATGTACCCGCTAATTCTGAGACAGCACTTATGACGGCAGTTTCTCAGCAACCTGTTTCTGTTGCTGTTGAGGCGGACCAGGACTCTTTTCAGCTCTATGGTGGCGGTGTCATGACCAAGGCATGCGGTACGAATCTTGACCACGGTGTATTGGCTGTAGGTTATGGTACATTAGGCGGTCAGGACTTTTGGCTAGTTAAGAACTCTTGGGGTGCCGATTGGGGTGTCAAGGGCTACATCATGTTGGGGCGTGGTACTAAGTTTGGTGGTCCCGGTCAGTGTGGTATTCAAATGGACCCGTCATATCCTGTTGTGTAAAATTTAATACCTAATTATTTAAAAAATTAAATTTACTCAGTACATTTAATTTTTTTTAAAAAAGGCACATTTTATTTGCGACCCTTTAGACGTCTTGTTTTTGTCTTTTTTATCCGAATATTTCTATATTTTTCGAACACATTGTGAAAAAGTTTATCTACATTCTCCTTTTCGCTATTGTTGCGTACCATGTTACGAACACTTTCATAGTTATTTGAAAGAAGCTTATATTCCATATTATTTTTGGTATTTTTCAAGGTTAAGGCTCTTACACGATTCTTCCAGGTCGGGATATTCATTCTAATATAAAGCTTAGAATAAATATATACGCAGGATATGAGTCGTGAAGTGTGGGGACCCAAAATCTGGTTTATCCTTCACAGGTTGTCCTTTTATAGCGACCGCACTGACATTATAGGTGCTTGGACAAAGATGTTAAAGGAGTTAGTTGAAATTCTACCATGTGCACTTTGTAAGGACCACATGAGAAAATACTGCATAATGCATCCTATAACAGGGGTTGCTGTACTGGGTTCTAAGGGTGTTGATATTAAAAAAGCTGTTATACAATGGGTTTACCAATTCCATAATTTTGTTAATCATGACAAAGGTGTAGCTAAATTTGATAAGGCACAATTACCGGTGTTTTATGGTTATGGAACGCGAACTGAACTGGTTGCTGATATTAATAGAACCATTTTGGAACTAGATAAAATATGGACACAGGTTCCTATGCGACATTGGAAAGAATCGTTACATCATTTATTAAATTTGGTTGCTAGTGGGCCACTTGGTTAAGCAGTACATATAACAGGTGTGTTATCTCCCGATTTTGGTGGAGCCATATTTGTTACTACATTCAATATATCAGGAGGTATTCCTGAATGGCAAATGTCTAATATATGCCAATATGCGATGGCTACACCACTACCCAAAAGGATACCCAAGGTTGAACCAAGCCACGTCTCACAACCTGTAAATCCACGTAACAGAAGCAAACAAAAGAAAAATATAGATAAAATTATCACACTTAACGAAAATGCAACACGATTATCAACCTTTTTACTATCTACACCCTGAGCAGCAGGTCTGCTGGCAACTTGAATGGCATTGTACAATATGAAAACTACAAAATATGTTGTAGATGCAAACCAATAGGATGGTGCTACTACTGTTGTTGCATCTGTATCAATTGTATCTTGGATAAGGGAACAGGTTCGACTACTGGGCTGTCTAATTTGTGACCATTCAAAGGCAAAGTCTAAAAATTCTTGTGCGCCTAAAACAGCTAAGGCATTGATTATCATACCTATTGAAATCCATATCATTGATAAATTACCTTGAATAGCTCCAAGAAGTAATGCTGTCACAAATAATGTATTTGGAAGATTGTGGTAGGTTGAAATTATAAATTCTCTTAATCTAAGCGATAAATCGCTAAATGCTACCATTTTTTTATCCATGGCAACCTTCCCTAACGTCTTATACTAAAATTAACTGTGCACATAATTTTTGTATAACGTCTGCTTATGCTGGACCCTTTTTACAAACGTAAATTGGCTTTCCGTCCTCAGCATTACTACGTAAAAGTGGTATATTAAGTAAGTTAGTCATAGTTTTGTCTGATGCACTTGCGATTATCATCTCCATTAATGTACCGTAAATTGTACCCAATAAAAGACCTATGCTAACGGATTGACTGCTATCACAGTTAGTATAAACACGGTAAAATATAAACATTGTAAGCATAACACCCATAAGGTAAATACCCGATTGGACAGCTATACGTTTTTGTGGCATACCCTTTAATTCTTCACTGTACGTCTGCCCCATACCAAACATATAACCAAATAGGGCACCAAAAAACATCATATAGTAGCTAGGAAAGCCATTATTTAGGGTAGCCATTGTACCAACTTGAGACAGTGTTGATGTTAATCTTTCATAACTGATTCCGGGAAAATGACCTGAACAACGCTGTACATCTTTAGACGGTTCATGAACACCTGGTATTATTTCTGCTAAAAAACTACTGGTACCTGCATGGACAAACTCAAGGGCAAACATGATAACTCCTAGAACACCCATTGGAACAGATTGAAGTAATAGAGAGAAAAGTATAATTCCCCCTAGAATTGTATCGGGAAGATAATTAAGATTGAAAAAGAAAGCTTTTGATGAAAACTGGCTTAGAGCCGTCACGCGGTCTACTATTATCTTAGCAGCCGACATCCCCCTGCTATGGGTATTCCTTCTTTCTATAGGTCTTTAGTAAAAAGTAATCCAAAACTTATATCAGAAAAAAACGGAGGGAAACCGTCAGTACTAGCTCTTGATTTAAACTGTGCTATATATCACTGTCTTTCTAAACTACAGAAAAAAACGCCTTATGTGGCTTCGTCGCGTCTAATATTTGAAGACGCGTTAATCCAGTTAGTTATACTTTATATTGTAAAGTTACGTGACCATGTTCAGCCTTCAGATTTACTGTATGTGGCTGTAGATGGTGTCGTACCAATGGCGAAGATTAGACAACAGCGCATGAGGCGCTTCAAGTCTGTTTGGGTTGGTGCTGAGGAAGCAAAGATTAAGGGTTCTGACTCTTCAGAGGGGTGGGATAGAAATGCCATAACACCTGGTACAGAATTTATGGACCGCCTCTGTGGACGTCTTAGCGCATGGGCTAAACAACAAACCGGGTTGAATACTATAGTTTCTGGAGTGCGCGAATCCGGTGAAGGAGAGCAGAAAATTATGTCTTATTTGCGGTCTAATAAGCCAGCTGGTGAAGTCATAGTCTATGGACTTGACGCTGACTTAATTGTTTTATGTTTGTGGCATTTTGAAGTCTATGGCTGGTCATTTAAATTGCTTCGTGAAGATGTTGAGATGAAGGGTGGGGTTAAATTAAATGCCTTTGGAGAGGAGACCCTTTTGTATTTTGATATTGATATGTTAGCTTCTATTATAATTAGTAAATGGAATGTCGGAATTCATGATTATGTTGGTGCCATGAGTTTCTTAGGTAACGATTTTTTACCACACGGACTCACATTGTGTATAAGAGAAGAAGGAGTCGACAAACTTATGGAAATTCTGGAAGGGTGTGAAGATAGTTTAGTCTATAGAGATGCAGATGGCCCATGGACGTATAATCTTAATACATTGCGTACTATTATAAGTGAAATTTCAAAAATGGAGGATAAATGGCTTTTATCCGGTTTAATAAAGAAACTTAAAATGAGTGCTCACGGATACCCAAAGCCAGGTGCGGAACCACAGACTGACGTAGAAAAGGCTCTTACAATTATGAATTCATTGCCTCTCACATGGAAGGTTGAACGTAGTATGGCTACAAAAAATGACGATGGTTGGTTTCTCAAAGATGATTGGCAGACCACCTATTACAAAGATTTTTTATGGGGAGCTGAACCCAGTGACACTGTCAATGAATGGTTGAAGGGTATTCAGTGGATCTTGAATTATTATACCGGTTCACAACCTGTAGACTTCTTATGGTACTATCCATGGTACTTACCGCCACTTTTTAAGGATATTATTGTCAATTCGGATGCCTTTGTACAGAATGACAAAGGTGAACCCAATCCTATTCAGCCTATTTCACAACTAATCATGGTTTTACCTATTGAATCCTATGCACTTTTACCAAAAGATTTACGTTCATTGCCCTTTTCACGACCTGAATACTATCCTAAAACCTGGACCTTTTTTAGCGCTGGGCGGCGACAATTATGGGAATGTGAACCTATGATACCTATGCTACCATATCATGTGGTAGCACAATTTATACAAGGTGCGACCAGATGAAATGAATCTAAAATTGAATAGAATTTCTTTTGTCATACATAGACAAAATGAGTTATTCTATTGAGTATTACGGTGCTACATGGTGTAAGGTATGTGTAACTGTGAAGCCCGTTATTGAAACTATGGCCAAGGACTTTGCCGTAAAATTCACTGAATACGATATTGATGAACTTGAGGGCGATGAGCGTGTTGCTAATATTAAGAAAGTTCCTACTGTACGTGTCTACAAGGGTAGTGAACTTATTCAGGAGATTGTAACGGCTCATGCTTCTGCCGTAAAAGACACACTGGCTTCCGTAAAAACTGTAACAATTACTGATGATTTCTGAAAAGCACCTAACAAATAACACCATTATTAAGGTATATAAATGTTGGCCAGTTTTTTAGATAGATTTAGAAATCTTTTTCGTATCAACCAAGGGTCTTTAACACAGGAACCAGTAATAGTTTGCGAACCTGTGACTGAACCCGTTGCTGAACCTGTAACTGAACCTGTAGCTTCTGAACTCGTTGCTGAACCCATTACTGAACCTGTGACTGAACCTGTGACTGAACCTGTAACTGAACCAGTGACTGAACCTGTGACTGAACCTATGGTTGAGCCAAAACAAGAGCAAGAACAAACACCCTCAGTAAGTGAATGTGTCTTCGATACAGAAGTAGCTAGTATTGTTCCTTCTTGTGAAGGTGATTGTATTTCTTGCGATTGTAAAAATTCTATTAGTCAGGCCTTAGAGGAGTGCACAGGTTCCAATTGTCCAAATATTGAAAATATAAAGCATGAGATATGTGACCTGAACAATAAGAGCATTAATGTATTATAACAAAATTAAGTAATCGTGGGATAAAGTCTTATACAATGTCAAAGGGTCTTATTATAACTTTTTGACAATGGATTCGGTTAGAGTATAAAAAGAACACATGTGTATATTTTAATGGGTAATATTCCAAGCCACCATGTTCGAATTTGGAATGAATTATCAAAAATAGAAAATGAGAAAACACGCCTTAAAATGCTTGATACCCTGTTAAGCAGTCAAGAACATGTACAAACATTTAAGAAATTAGACTTATACAATGATTTGGTTACATGGTCTGCTGCTGTGAAAAGAGGGTCTTGGACTGAGTGGCCGGTGTATAATCCTCCGGTAAAACCTATATCTACTTCACTTGTCAATGCGCCAACAAGAAGGGCTATGGATTATTTAAATGAGGCATATGATTTACTTGGTCTATCAGACGATGAACCATTGAACTTAGAAATGCTAAAAATAGCCTATAAAAAACGTGCTGTTGTTTTTCATCCCGATAAGGGTGGCGACCCAGCAGTATTTGATGAATTGACAAAGGCCTATCTGTATTTACAAGAAGTATATAAAAAACTTGTACCAAAATCGGTTCGTGATCATGCTGATTCGTCCCCTGTAACAATGGAGGCAGCAAAGGCACGTCGTGTGGACAATAGTATTCAGGTATTTGACGATAGTGGAGATAATAGCCCAAGTATCTCTCTAGTAATTCACGACCCAAAGGCTGTTGGTAAGACGACAGGTAAAGTAAAACCAAAGACACATGAATCGACTCAAAGACCTGATAGTAAACCAATTGTGATTAATCCTAAACAACTTGACATGAATGTATTCAATCAATTATTTGAGCAAAATCGCCTTCCTGACCCCGAAAAAGATGATGGATATGGCGACTGGTTAAAATCACAGGAGGAGTCAACTAGGAAAACAAAAAACCTACGTGGAAAGTTTAGCATCGATGTCTTCAATAAGACCTTTGAAGATGATGCTGAGGAGCAGGCCTTACTAGACAAAAAGTCACAACACGCCCTAACCTTACAAGACCCTGACGCCATGATATTGAGTCCCAATGCTGTTACACTAGGTGGTGAAAAGCCTGCTGAATATACAGCTCCAGCAGGTTCAAATCTAAATTATACAGATTTGAAGGCAGCCTACTCAAGACATATGACTTTCAGCCAACAAATTAAGAACGTGAAGGTCAGCGATAAGTCATTTGAACAAGCTAAAGCTGAAAGAGAGAAGGATCCCGGTCCAGCAAGTCAAGATGAAATGAGGCATATGGAAGAAATGAAACAACGCAGTGAACAAGCAGAAAAACTACGAAAATTAAGATTAGCTGCACAGGATACAAATATTGCACAGAAGGATGCACAGATAAAGTCACGTTTGCTAATTACTGGTAAGCCAATTCAATAAACTGGAAATTTATTAATTATTGCCTTTTCTAAAGGATTTAATTAATTAAGTATTTTGCTTTAGTCACTTTGCGTGAACTTTAAGTTGTAAAAATATATGTGGTCAATAGGATGTCTGACGCAAGTCCGATAGTTTTATTAACAGTTGCCTTAGGAACAATAATAGCCTTATATTTTGTAAAACAAAGTAATGTTGGTAATGTAAATGATTCCTTTGAAGACCTATCACAAACTATCGGTAACCACATTACTGGAACGTTTGTAAAACTTACAAATAAACCTATTCTATGGTTTGTAGTTGATGATTACGGAACAAATAATCGCAAATGGACAGATTTTGGGGCGCGGAGTAATCGCAATTTAAACATGGGATTTTTAGCAATCAATAAATCAAGATGCTTGTTCACTCAAGGTAAAGACTTTGATATTAGAATATGTCTTGGTAGAGAAGCAGTTGCTAAGGTTGTATATGAACATGGTGGTCGTGTTCCTGATAATCATCTGACGTGTTATCCACGTCTATGGAAGGCATGGGCCCGCGCTTCTCTTCTATATTATGCAGGCGGTTTATATTTTGACGGTCTCTCATTATGTCTTGGACCCTCTTTTTTACCTGACATAAAAGGACAATCTGACGCAGTTTTTGGAACTGACCATGATGAACCGGCTACAAATGCATTAAATGGTTCTTGTAGTGACTTTGTTGGTTGGGCTTCTGAGGCAAAGCACAGACCTTGGGGCTCATTACTCAACGAAATAAATAATTTAATTAATTCTGGTGCCGACAATTGGACGGCTGCCATTGCCCGAAATCAACTTGCATCATGGTATAATACGTATTTAAGAGATGAGATGCCTACGATTCGACACAGTGAATGGTCTAGAAGAGATGATGGAAGACCTATTGAAATCGAAGACCTATTTGGTCGCTCATACAATAAATTGAGTCCTGAGTGGAAGCCAGCAAATCATGTGGTTTATGTTCCACTCGATTATGATACAATCGACCGTTCTGTTACCTATAAATGGTTCTTAAAATTATCAGCACAAGATATTTTAAGTGACGATGCTAATTTTTTATGGGCCTATTTAAGTAAAAATATTCGTGGTAAAAATTAATGAGTAGTAATCCAAGATTAAGTCTTGGACTTTTTTCTATATTTTTTGGACTAGGATTATTTATATTACTACGTGGTGATATAAATGATACATATTCAGGTATATTGGTATGTTGTATAGCACTTATACAGTTATTTGACTATGGATTTTTAAAAAATTTAGAGTGCTATCCCGGTGGCTCAAATGATAGGGCTTCACGTGGCATCTATCTTTTACTATGGTTAATGCCTACAATTTTATGTTTTTCAGCAGCTTTTTTTGCGAATCATAATTTAATCGGTAATCCGGCATCAAAGATGTTGCTTATGGGTGTAGGAACAGTATATTTACTTATATTTTTAATTTTTGCTTCTATTGTTTATGAAGATAGAAATACATGGTGTTCGGTTCCAGGAATTATGTGGCAACCTAACTATGGATTTCTACATAGTGAATACGTACCCATGAAACCGAATATTTTACTGTTGGCAGGCCTATTATTACCCACGCTCTTGGTTGACCCCTATATGCTCGGCTTTGGAACCGCTACAATTTTAACAGGTGCCCTATTTTTAGGTAATAAATTTGACAGAGCGTGGAATGGTGAATGGCTATCTGTTACAACCTTGTTGGCAAATGGTATTGGACTCTGGGCCTTGTTTGTTCCTCCATTACGTCGTGACCTATATGGAATAAATCCAACATATTAATTTCACAAACCAAGATTAAGTACTTCCTATCAGAGGAGTACTTAAATTCGGTTTGATAGTAATTATGTCAAATACTTAAGTTAAGAACGTCTTTTCGGTTGTTCTTAAGTTAAGTATTGGACGGTACTTTACGGTAAGTGAGTTCGTCAATGATAAAACTCTGGATTATAATTAAACCTTGTACATCTATCGTGAAATGATGCCTGACCAGTATGTGACGTAACGACGTTACCCTCCTCTACGGCTAACATGGGATAGGTAATTGCCCTTGCGCCTTCTTTTGTCAAGGTCCAATCGGGTGAAAAATAGGGTATATTTGGATTCTTTTCACTACGCAAGGCATACTCAACAGTGTACTTCATTAAAAATTTATGAGCAGTTTCTCTATTTAGCATGTACATTTGAGAACCCCATAAATCATCAGTGAATTTTAAAAATAATAATTGTGAGTCAAGAAGTTTGAAATCTGGATTGACCTTTATAGTGGCCACATCATGAGGTATTAAATATCCCAATAATAGAATTTCTAAATTATATTTTTCGTAACCAAATATAAGACTTGGTATGTAATTTTTAAAATTCTTGCGTATGTAAATATCATCTTCACAAAATACTCCATAATCGGCATCAGATTCTAAAAAAGTCTTCAACATATCAAGATGATTAAACATAATAGCCCATGTACGTCTATGATTGCCTGGAGCTGGAAAAATTCTAGTATCAGTGAGCTCTACAGGTTCAACAAATTCCAGTTCTAAGCCTTCTTTTTCAAAACGCTCTGCCATTCTTTGTTTTCGACCAGGATTCCCAAATGAACAGGTATAGAATTTTACTGAAGACATGCTATTTATCTATTTTGGGTCGGCGTTAAGTGATTTACCGTCAAGAGCTTAAGATAAGTATTTGACTATATAGCGGTATAAAGACCCTTTGCGTTTAATCTTCAGGAATGCACCTAGACTCAGTACTAGGTCAAGAACATATTGTAGAATATCTTAAAGACCATATAACAAATCCATTTCACCTGATGTTTTTAGGACCCTCTGGTACTGGTAAGACTTTTATTTCGCGACTATTTTTAAAAGACTATTTGGATAAACTTGGGGTTTTACCAAAAGACCGTGATATTTATATATTACAACTTAAATCTACTGATGACCGCGGTATTGCTATGGTACGCAACCGCCTTGCAGAATTTGTGAAACGTGTTCGACCGAATAAGGATGCCAAGGCATGGGTATGGTTAGATGATGCCGATTCTTTGCCTATTGTAAGTCAACAGGCGCTACGTCGTATATTGGAACGATATGAGAATCATGCACGTTTCTTATTTTGTGCCAATGGTCCAGAACCCTTTATTGAACCCCTTCAAAGTCGATGCACAATTTTACAGTTCTTACCTGTTAACCTTATTCAACATGGTAATGAGATTTTGCGTAGACAGAATCCTAATCTTAAACTGAGCCAAGATGCAATGATATGGTTAGTTTCTATGTCGTTGGGAAATGCCCGTCTATATCAACACTATTTACAGACGCTATGTGTATCAGTAGGTACAGCAAATATTATTGAGGCGTCTGAAGCTCAAAGTATTGTTAATGCACCACCTACCGAATTACTACGCGATTTGGGCTTTGCTACCTTGGCAAATGACCGCGTAAATGTTATACGATATTTTCTAAAACTTTGGTCAGCTGGATATAGTTTTGAGGACATCATTTCCTTTTTAGAAACTATTTGTCGCACCTATTCTTTTTACTATCCAGAAGAGGCACAAAAAATTTATGCTATATGCGGTGAAGGACATATTGCTATGATTTTGAATAAAGTATCGTTTTTAGACACAATTACTGTACTTACAGGTGGGTCAGTCACAAATATTTAGTGGTATTTTTGATGAAAAAATTTAAAATGCGAATACTTTTGGTATTGGCATTTTAAATCATTTGCTTATTGCGACGATTCAAAAGAAACTTATATTTCTCCTTTGCATAGTTAAGCCCTTCACTCTTAGCCTTTAGATACGCCATACGCTTTTCACTACGTTCGGTCTTCTTGGCCTTTTTTGCTTCCTTCTTCTTTTCCTTCTCTAAGTCAAACACACCGGGCTTCTTAAGCCAAGGCAACATCTTGGTCTTGATTCGAATTTGAATCATTTCTTTAATGTGAAGGTTTCTTGACCTTTGATTTTGCTAATAATGGATTATATGTTTTCAATTTTTTTAGTTGTGTCTTGTTTTGTTTGACGTCTTTTTTTTGTAACGTCTAGAACCACCTCTGAAACCTGTACCAATTAGCTTACCGGTTATTTTGACACAATTAAGAACATACTTATTTGCTAAGTCGTCGTACTTCTTCTTTTCTGCTGGAGCCATAGTTGCTAATTTAGTCGCCATTTCTTCCAATTTTTTCTTATCTCTTTCACAGTGCTCTTTCATAGTAGCTTTTTGTTTATTGGTGGGGGGCATTCTACTTATTCATAGAAAAATATCAGGGTTTTATAAAAACGTATTAAAAACACAAAAAAAATTGAATAGATAAAAAGAATCCTAAAATAAGTAACAAATCTACCAAAGAAGTAGAGAAGCAAAGCAAAGAAGCAAAGAAGCAATGGCAACAACGGAGATGTTCAAGAACCTCTACACGCTACTGAAAGACACTCAACACATTCGTCAAAGTCAAATGAGCCAGGCATCTATTGCTGATTATATTATTGCAACTGCCACTACGCTACAGGCTGAGAAGCTGGAACGACTTAGAACCCTTCGGACAAGTGGTGTTAGCGCATCTAGTAACGCACATGGCGTTCTTACCATCAACCTGCTTCGCGACGGAAAGGAGCAGACGCTAAGTATGGTTGGTAATGTGAACTTCGACAGATCCCAGGATGACGAGTTTATCAAAAAGTATGGTCTCACAAAGAACGACGACGGGTACGCTTACTACTTCGTTGGATTTCTGTGGTACCATATGAACAAGCCGAAGACGCCGTGTGTGGTAGGTGTGACGCTTGAAGAAGTGAGTCTGCTCAAGGAACGAATTCACACCGTATGGCTTAGCGACATGCTAGTCAGTGTCACCTACGCATTCTGAAAAATCATAGACGTGTAACAAAATTAAAAATAATAAAACAAAAGAGTTTTTTACTTATTTCCATCAAGCGTCAAATATTTAAGTTAAGTATTTGACGGTAGTATTTGACGGTATTTTTGATTATAAATCGTAAAACTGGAATGTTGCCATATCAACAGTGACAAGCATAGGGTTCATATCGTACTGTGAAACAATAGTGTAAAGATTGCCATCCTTGATTTCTAGTCCCAAGGTGTACTCAATTGAGTTGGTCTTGAAATAAAAGGGGTTCGTGTAGGCCTCAATATTTCTGGTTGCCTTGTTCAACCGGACAAGCATATGGTAATATTTACGGGGCTGTACATACATTACGTTATGGGTAATACAATATAAGGAACCATAGTATTCCACTACATTGGTTGAGCCACGCATGTGCTCAAAAAATCTGGGAGTTACTTGGGTTTGTGTGATTGTAAAATTCTCACCATCCGCCTTACCAATACGATATGGGTGCCATGAATAGATGAACTCATTATTGCCTAAAGGAATCCAATTCTTTTCGGCTGCGCCGTCGTCCTTAAAGGGTGGCCTGAGTGATACTGCATCTGTTAGCTTATTTGAAGTGGGATTATAAGAGCCCATAATTTGACGAATCTGACCATTATAACTGAATTCCATAGATGTTCCTATCCACTTAATATCATTTGAATTGGGCTCCTGGTAAATACGAAGGTCTTCCAAGCCCTGGATATGAACGTTATGCTTAGGGGGAAAGGCGGGAAACATCTCCTCTAAGGGTCCTATTGGCACAAAATCATTATTAACTTGTAACATAAAGTTGCGGGTGCGGACTGGGTTATCACGACTGAGTTCACCATTGACCATCATCATATATGAACCATCACCTTGGATTCTATAATTGACATAGCGTACATTTAGCAAATAGCCATTGACCTGGCGAATCATTGATGTTGATGTCGGAACATAGTCGCCGATTTGCTTGAATGGTAAGGGTATCATAGACTTGAACTTAATGGGGTCAACATAATGCTGAACATTCGAATAACTGTGACCACCATGACCGTTGTAATAATTAATCAAGTGTCTCATGGCCTCATCACGCTTGTGGGGCTGAATATAGTAGTCCAAGATAGTTTTCTCATAATCAAACAGGTGTGTGTAAACATCATGTTCAATAAATAACAGGTCATGTGGCTTCTTAATATTTTCACCTAGTTTCATATAGTGCCAAGCCTTGTGGTGTTGAGAGATTTCACGGAAAATGCGTGTCAAAAAATAAATATTTTCGGCGCGATTCTTGTTAAAATCATAGGCCTTCATACCCCAGTACTCCATTTCAGTAAGATTGCCTAGTTCATATGACAACTTGCTGATAACATACATACTATACCACACTTCCTCATACCAACCACCGGCATTAATGCGACGCTTGTACATTTCAATGGATTCTGGTAGCTTCTTGAGGTCCTTGAGTGTTTGAGCAAGATAAAACATGTAGCGCTCATTCTTGGGCTCCTCTTCCAAACCCTGTTTTAATAGGCGTTCATCGCGAACAAACTTGTCGTCCTTGCAACCACCATCCCCTACATCATCGATGTAAACTGTCTCTAAAGCCTCGCAATCAGAACCGTCCCAATATTCGTGCGTTACACCAACACAGCGCCAATTATGGCCCAACTTGACAAAGCGTGTGTTGTAGTATTCTAGGGACCCGTTGCGCTGAATAATACGATAGCCGTTGTGTGTAAGGTCGCTCTTATTAAATTTTTCCGTCATGACAAAGTTCATGTCACCGTCTAGCAAAAGACCATAAGTGAACTCAGGATTCCAGCCCAGTTCACTACAGTACTGCTGACTGGCTTGAAAGGACAACGTGCGATTGTGACCAAAATTCTTCCATGTGTGGTGTGCAACCTTTGTAGGAACATTCAAGGTAGGAAGATACTCATTTAGAATCTCTAGAGTCTTATCTGTTGAGCCCGTATCTGAAATACAGATAGCATCGGCAATGGTTAAGGCTCTTTCAATACAACGCTTGATAATACGCTCCTCATTCTTAATCATAACAGTAACAATAATCTTTTTGGGCAAGGGAAAGTTGAAAATACGGTCATTGTGGTCGGCACTGTACCATTGGAAAAAGTCTTCCTGTCCCTCCTGCTCCATTTGAGCCCATACATTGACCTCCCATGTGAGCTTGTTGTCTTGCGCCTTGTTGCTGACTAGCTTTGCGTAAGCAAATTCCTGAAACTTCAGAATATTTACTAGGGTGCCAAAGACTAGGCCACCGCAAAAACGCCAATGAACATTGTCTTTTGAAACATTGGCCTTTTGCGTGCAACCTGGAATAAGAATCTTGTTTTCCGTTATCTGGATATTTTGGAGTTTCTGCCAGGCCACATCAACACTCTTAAGAATTTTGGTAATACCAAAATCAATCCAGGCAACATTGGTTGTTGATACATTGGACTGTGCCATCTTAATGAACTCTAGCTTGCTGTTCATCAAAACAAGATACTTGTATGTATCCTTCTTCTCATTGCGCGACTGTGGAAGGTTACAATCCGGCGCATATAGCTTGGCCACAGGAAGGTCCTCAAAGGGTACATTGTTAATAACGGTAACATTAGGATAAGCCGCAAACTTTGGCCCAACATCGGCGTACAGTGGGTCTAGAAAAAGGACTATCTTAGCACCCTTGTCGGCAAATTTAAAAAAATAATCTACGTAATTTTCATTATCCGAATCATCGTAAATTTTGTAATAGGCTGTCACGAACGTCAAATTATCAACCATTTTAGATAATGTATTCGACCCTACTTTATACCCTTTTTGGCAGAATGCGTAGTTTCCGAAGTTTTTTTTTGAAGACCAATATATATGGAGCTTAATTTAGGATGGAGTCAAGGTTACGATGCACTTAATTATCACGGACAAGATGCTTATGAAGAAAAGGGATTAAGTAAAACTAATGCAAGTCCTAGACCACCTATTGCTATTTTTTCACACAAGTATTTTAATGAACTAGCCAATCTAGACCACAATAAAATATACGATTATTGCTTTATGGGGTCTATAGAATCGAATGATGAAAATAGAAAATGGGTTATTGATTTTGCTAAAGAACATTTTACATCAAAGTCCGTTTTTCTTGCTACCGATGCAAAGTTTAAGCACTGGGATACATTGGGTGATTTTGACATTTCCTACACCCATATGGATAAGGGATTTCAACCTAAGAGACAAATTGAACCACATGTTAGAAAGGCGCAATTTAGGGTCATAGAAGAAAATTTATTCTACTTTCAGACTATGTGTCAAAGCAAATATGTACTTTGTCCAGCTGGAGATTCTACATGGTCATTTAGATTCTATGAAACTATCATGTGTAGAAGTTTACCTATAGTTGATTCTTGGCATCATACTTATAGAACTGCAGAGGAGGCTACTATACCTTACCAATATTTACTACGTGATAAGGTTGACCAAATAAAAGATATTGATTACGATGATTTAGTCAATAAAAATACAGAAATATTTAAACAATATCATTTATTGTAAAAAGCCGTATAATATTGACTTAAACATTTAGACCAAATATTACTTTAATAAGAAATGTCTCTCTACGAAAAGCTTTCTGTCGACAAAAATGCCTCACCTGAAGAGATTAAGAAAGCCTATCATAAATTGAGTAAGACTCTACATCCAGATAAGGGCGGTGACCCAGAAAAGTTTAAGGATGTACAGCATGCTTACGAAGTATTGAGTGATTCTGAAAAGCGTCAGATGTATGATATGACGGGCTCAGAAAATAGTGAACAGGGTGGCAACCCTTTTGGTGGCGGTATGCACTTTGGTGGTGGTATGCCCTTTGGTTTTGGTGGTGATTTGGGCTCCATGTTTGGTGGGATGTTTGGTGGCATGGGAGGCATGGGAGGACCACAGCGTAGACGCAAGGCACCACGTGGTCCTGATAAGACGCAGGATATTCCACTTTCATTGAAGGATTTCTATTACGGTCGTGAGATTCAGATGAAATTTCATCAGCAACGTGAATGTGCTCTATGTTCTGCTACTGGCTGTTTGAAGTCTGAATCTTGTGGTGCTTGCAGAGGCCAAGGTATGAGAATGATGATGCGCCAAATTGGTCCTGGTATGGTTCAGCAATCTATGGTTCCTTGTTCTGATTGTAACGGTGAAGGCAAACGTATTCTACAATCATGTCACGAATGTAGTGGTAAGAAGTACAAGACACAGGAAAAAGTCCTTACAGCTAAAATTGAACCAGGTATGGCTGAAAATGAAAAACTCCGTTTTGACGGTCAGTGCTCAGATGGACCAGAATATGAAAAGCCTGGTGATGTTATTCTGACCCTTTTACGAACAACCGCAGGTGAAGATTCTGACTTTGAATGGCAGGGTAATGACCTACATCTATCACATTCCATAGAAATGTCTGATGCATTTCTTGGATTTAATGCAGCCATCAAGGGCCATCCCAGCGGTAAGCCGATTACATTATCATGGAATGGTGGTCCACTCATGCATGACGCAGTTTTAGTAGCAAAGGGATTGGGTATGCCACTACGTAATAAGAAAGGTGAATTTGGAGACCTATTTGTACATATTGATATTTCTATTAGTTCTGCAGAAAAACGCGAAGGCTGGACACCTGCTCAACGTAAAGCGCTACAGACTCTATTTCCCGACTGGGTAAAGCCAGAAATAAATGGTGTTCCTTTGACTTTTCAAATGTAAACTTAAAATAATTTGAAAGATATTTTACAGTAAAATACAATATGGATTTTACTATAAATGAAATTACGGTTGGGCTTTCGTATCTAATAAACTCAATAGAACGACTTATATATCCCGAAAAGGTAGGTAAAATAAGTATAGAATTTGGATTTATACTAACCGGTAATAATTTTAACGTGTACAATCCGTTAATTCATCCCTCTTTTCTATCATAACATTAAGGTGAATGTCGTCCCCATCGTTGTTATGGGGTCTAGGTTTAGGAGTCATTGATGGAGCCCTTTATTCTTTAATCCGTGATTCTTATAGCATATGGACTAAAAATGAACAGGCTAATGGTCCTGCAAATGGATTAACTAAAATGTGGCAAAATCTAATTTTGGCATGTATTATCGGTGGATTTATATTTCCATATTTTTATTTTTGGGCTGCTTATAGTGTGGGTTCTATTGCTGAAATCCATATTTACCGCTGTATGATTTCGCTATTAATATCAGTGTTTGTCAGCACACTTGTTTATCACGATACATTTAATGGGTATACTGGGTTGGGCGTGCTTTTTGCGCTTGTTGGATTGTGTATGGTTCTACTTTCAACAGCCTATGGTAAGGGTGAACTTGGAATTCAGCTGAATCCTTAAACCATTCGAAATATTTAATTATAGAATTTATAAAATTATATAATTAATATCGTGCATTTTTACTTTATTGAATTCTTAAGTGTTAGTCTTTTTCCACCGACCTTGGCTTTTTTAAGAGTAGGTCGTGCTATATATTTTTGTGGTGGTTTGATTGCCCCAACTTTTATACCTGGATTGAATGGATTTGTATCCAGTTTATCAAAAGTCTTCTTTTTATAATATCTACCATAAGAGGCCTCATTATCAAAATCTACAATAGAATTTCCTAGTAAAATTCTATCAGGTATAATTGCATTTTCTGATTCATAAGGAATTTCTAATATATTTTTCTCCTGTGGGTAAAAAATTAGAATACAATTTTTAGGGACTTCTGGTACCTTGTCTAAATTATTATAAGTACAATCCAAAAATGTAAGGCCCTCAGGTATTTTTGGTAGAGTCTTTAATTTGTTATTACTACAGCTTAAAAATTGTAAATTTATAGGTAGCTCTGGTAATTTTGTAATTAAATTATTATCTATAAATAAATCTGTTAATGATTTACTAAATTGTGGATAATGTAATTCGTTCTCTAATGGAATATTTGTTAATTTATTGAAACTAAGATTTAGTATTTTTACATTAGTTGGTATTATAGGTATTGTATTTATAGACATTCTGGATAAATCTAATATAACATCGTCAACTGGACCCTTAGCGACGACATCTTTTATTCTTCTATTAATTTCTTCTTGTTTGTCCATATAAGTCCCACTATTCTATAATTTGATTTAAATTATTATCATGAACGCTTGCTTTTATTTACCAAAACAACCAAGTAATTTTGCTTCGACTTTCTTCTCTACAATTAGTGCAAGCATCGTAGCCTTAGATTCTAGTGTAGGTAAATTATTGACGATATGATGTGCAATAATATCTTTCAAATCATTAAAAAGTGTAATAGCATCTGCTGTTGTTTGACCGGGATTCTTATCTAATACATCTTTCATTGCTTTCATTAGAGTTTCTTGAGGTGATGACATGAATATTTTATAGTTTATAAGATATTCATGAATATATTCTAACGCTATGGCTTAAAAACGGCGACCGCCTACCTTAGGAACATTGGGTAATGGCGCCAAAGGAGCGGGTACAGTACCACCTGGAATGGGGATTGGGCCACGGAAGTTGGGAATGACTGTATTCTCAGTGTACCATTGGGGGTTAAGGCGCGCATCTAACTCCTCCGCCTGAGTTTGAATAATCATAGATGGCGCATCGATAGGCGCTGAGCCTCCATTCATCTTACGGTTCTTGCGACTAGCCTTGCGACTAGCCTTACGGTTCTTCTTTGAAGCGCCACCCTTACGACCAGTCTTACGGTTCTTCTTTGAAGCGCCACCCTTACGACTAGCTGAGCGCTTACCACCTCCAGCCATTACACCAGCAGCACGCTCAACTGCCGGAAGCTCTGCAAAGGCTGCATCAAGGGATGAGACCTTGGCAAGGTCAAGCATGTCTTTCGGGAGTATAGATGAGAACTCAGTTTGGTAATCAGCATAGGGTGTGAACACAGCACCACCTGCCATCTTACGATTACTTCTTCTACTTGTTCTGTTGTTTCTACGGTTCATCTTCTTATTTTTACGCATGATTTTTCTTGAACCACCGTGAAAGGTTTTGGTCATTTCGGCAAATTGCGCACCTTGGGCAAAAGAACCTGTCATCGGGAATGATTTTACACAAGAATCAGCCATTTCTACTATTTATAGTTGGTATTTTATTATAAGGAATCTATTAGATTTTTTATAATAGTAATAACTATTTCAGATAACATATATGTTATATTATTTAGCAACTACAGCAGTCTCTGTTACGTTTCCTGAGCCACCCATTGAAATATTCTTCTTCTTGATAGCACCTGAAACAATGTAGATAGAGTTCTCAGTTACAATGATATACTCTGACTTTGTGCCAAATACCTTCTGGATTGGACTTGTGTACTCCTCTGCTGACTTTACCAAACTCTTCTCCTTTGTATTTACATCCTCACCTAAAAAAGCCTTGCCATCGCGGGTGTCAGCAAAATAGTCAAGTAGGATTGGCTTGTCCTGCTCTAAGGCAAGGCGGGCGGCGTGAAGTAGAGTCTTCTCACTTGGTAAGTCGTTTGATACCGGGGTTGGTTGGGTCGCCATGTCTTTACTGGTCATTAGCGGGAAGAGTTTCAATGATTTTTTCCGCAGTTATATGCACAATATTTCTTGGGCTTGGATGAGGAACCCAAAGATGTTTATTTTTAGAAGGCGCCGGAGTAGATTCCTGTTTCGGTTGAACTAGTGACACACGAATAATATCTGTTGCATGTTTCTTAAATATATCATTCATGAAATGATAGGCCTCCTCAATCTGCTCTAAGCTTCGTGCACCTGTAATGATAATACGACCAGTCTGGAAGGGGCTGATTGTAATGCGCTTACAGTCGCCAATTGCTTCACCGCTACCCGTACCCTCACAAGGATTTGGACATAGACAGATACCTGGTGGTCCTGTCTTGCGAGCCTTATTGAAATAGAACTTAGTATTTACACCCTGATAGATAGTTGATTCAAAGGTACTAAACAGACCATAGGTTTCAACTAGGATTTTGTGTAGTTTCTCTCTACGAATTGGAACACCAATACTATAATCACTATTTACTAATTGTGTCTCATAACGATGAATCCTTCTTGGTGTAGGAAAGGTCGTAGGATACTTTTTCTCTATTTCAGTAGCTAGCCATTCAATCGCTTTTTGACCCGTTCTATCGTCAGGAACACCTGTCATTTGAACACCACCGTTACTGAAAAGTTTAATATTGACCTCCTTCCAAATATCCTCATGAATAAGAAGACGAACAACTAACGATGACTGATTGAAGAAGGTCTTCTTTACGCGCTTACGTCGTAGCATAATATCATTGCGACAAATACCCTTTGTTTCGCCCTTATATTCCATCTTAAGAATTCCCTCACCCAGAAACCAATATGGGATAGGCTTAATATCCTTGAACAAGTTATCAAGTATAATCTTAGAACCAATCTGACATGTTGTAGTCATAGTGCTGATGCG